AGCTTCGGATGGGTCGAGTTTCTTTTGGCTCATACTGGATTAGTTTGGTTGCTGGTAGTTCGCCTTCTTCACATCCACGCCAATCGAGGATGCCGATGCCAGGGCGACAAATGGCATCTCCTACAACTTTATGTGCATATCTGGTTAGCAACTGCCAAGCAGGAGTAACCATAAATATGCCAGCACCATCATTAAAGATTCCTCCCGTGTGTCGATGGCCTCGTAGATAAATCCGTGGAACCCTATGACCAACACGGGAGTAATTCTGTCGGGCATTGCCCATAGTAATGCTCATTGCTCCAGCTTCAAGATATGCTCTAGAACTGGTAGGCATATGGTGAGCCATATCTATAAGCGTACCATTGATTTCAATGAGGGCTTTGTCGCCACACCATTTTCCGTTAATCTTGGTAGCAATATATTCTTCCCAATTCTTAACATGGCACTCTGTGCCAGCCGTTAAGTAAGTTACAGCAGAGGCACTAGAAAGGGGCTTAATAGCCTCTATAGCGGCATTTGAATGATCTAGGCAGTCTTGTGCAACAACTTCTTTTGTTCCATGATGAATGCCCTCTATCAAATCACCATTGAGGAACAGAGCAAATGGATCTTTTCCAAAATGTTTTATGCCTTTCTCAACTGCATCTTGCCAACATTGCCAAAGCCATTGCTGATGGAGATTTTTTCCTAACCCAATTTTGTTTCCTGTCTTTGTTTCAAATCCATCGGGCCACAAACCAACTGATGATCCGCAATGCAAATCGGAAACAACAATTGCTCCGACAATAGGTTTATTAGTCATTGGATTGGTTTGGGAGACTTTGAGGAGGTCGATCCGAAACCAAGTTCTCTAATAGAGTTGAAGCATCTCGTAAAGAGACTTCTTCATCTCTCATCATTTTTGCAAGAAGATGACATAGCTTTACTCGCTCGGTCAAATGATGGAGATAGCTGATTAGATCAAGCTGTTCATCTTTAAGATTCTGTGCATACCACCCTGCACCAGCAGTCCAGAATTGAGTCTTATGCTCTTCACTTCCCTTGATATATTTATCAAATCCAGCAGAAGTTGCTTTAGACCAAATATCAAAAGCATCTTGTTCTGGAGTCATATCATTTAGCTCTAGGCTTTCGTTTTGTTTTTGCTCTGGGTTTTTGAATAGACCCATAACTAACTCTAGCAGGTCGTAGATTCGCATATGGTTTTGCTGATGTTGTGGTTGCTATTTTGTTCATAGGCTGTTGAGAAATCGTTGCCATAATCTTATGGGTTTGATACAGCCCGCTACATTGCATATGTGGCAAGGATGTACATGGCAAGCACTTAATTCTCTACCACATTCTGGGCATAACCTATTCAACCAACAGATAAATCCAACGAATATTCTCCAATACCTTTTCATCAGAAAGTGATATGCATCACTTGGCATGAACAATCTGCACCATTCTTATCTGCTTCATCAATATCGGCAAAGATTACAGAGTTGTTAAACTTGTCCATCGTCGTGAGTATCCACTCCATACTCTTGCGATAGTTTTCAAACTCTGGTTGGAACATTCCAGAAATAACGATGTTTTTGTCAGGTATTCTTATCAAATTGGTAGCTCCTGTTGCTTCCATCTCTTTAGGAACAACAATTATATTGGCTAATTTCTCAAGCCGCTTGAAGGATTCTGAATCAATACCAGAGCGGCAAACCAAGAAGTTATCTTTATCAATGACATGGATTACACAATCCAGATGATACAAATCATCACTCACCATCTTCATGGGGATAATCTCTACACCAGCTTTCTTTGAGATCCATTCCTGTGCCTTCCAATCAGAGAATTTTCCGTGACCGCCAAAGTAGATATTGTCTTTCCAATGCTTTGTCTCTGCTTCTCCCTCCCATGAATGTGGAGGTTGGAGAACAGTATATCCCATCTTCTCAAAGAACCTACGACCTGGCTCCTCCTCAATCTGCCTTCCATCAGCACTCATCTTGGCGATGAAGATAAAAGGATCTACAGACAATCCAAGGTTGGCGACAAAATGCTGATCCTGTGCTCCAGGTGTAGGAGGAAGCTCAATTACCTTAACTCCAAGAGCAGTAATTAGTCTCTTGATTCTTGTGTACTGACGCATGGCCCTTTCAGTATCAATCTTCTGTCCCTTCATAAACTTGTTGTTTGGGATAGCCGTCGACAAGTATTTAGGAGGACACATCAAAAAGCTAGGTTTCCGTTTATACTGACCGCCTCCATATGGAGTAGAATCAGAACTTCCTAAGAGTTTAGAAACAGAAGAGTCTACTTTTCCATGTATCACAGAGGGAATTATAGAACCACCTTTGAAGTCTTGGGGAGAAAACCTAGCCATAAGTGTTAAAAGTATGACGCTGTTTAAGAGTTGCGTCAATTCTAACTTGCTGTTATAAAAAACAAAGCTGGTGAGAATGGCGTTCTCAACCAGCTTTTAACCTCAACCATAATGTGTCTATGAATGAAGCTGATGTAAATGTATTCCATTGTGACAATGGATCGCAAGCTCAATGCTTGCACAAAAAATTGTTGATCAAGTTTTGGAAATATTTCCTTGAAGATAAATCTGTCAAAGGGCCAAACAAAATCAAAAGGGAAGCATTGAGGGGCAATTTCAATGGTGGTCTAAAAAGCAAAGAGGAAAGACTAAATGTTTTAATTGACTATGCAAAAATCGTTATTGGATGGAAAACTGATCCATCGAAAAAACGAACACAATTTAATCAGATTAAAAAAACACTTCACAGAGTAGAGTTAAAAATAAACATCAAATGTTTTGTTTGCCTTGAACCAGCACATTGCCGACATCACATAATACAACTCCAAAACGGGGGATTGAACCAGAAGAAAAATGTCGTCAGCCTTTGTAACGGATGCCATGCCGAAATACATCCATGGCTAAAAACTCTAACAAACCCCCCTACCCCCCAGAAAAGATTTGCTAGATAAAAATCACTACCCTCTGCTTTTGCTGAAGGCAGTACATTTTTACCCAACCATCGGGTAAGGAGTTTTGATTCTCCAAAGCCGTTGTTGTTGGGTCATGTGGTACGAATTCACACCCACCCTCACTTGCTGTAACGGACAAGCCCCGCCGAGTGGTGAAGCACTACAGCGGGGCTTTTCTTTTTGTTTTAGGAAAGTGTTACCAGAATGCTTCACCATTCAGATGCGGTGAATATGTTATTGACTAATCCATGCGTCAACAATAAATTTTCTTTGGAGCTTAAGGGATACCGCAGCTCCTATACCCTCGACCGCCTTCTCCCCTTGAGTCGCAGAAACAAGGAGGATCGGCACTTGGGTTTCTTCAAAGGTTCCTCGCCCCTGAAAAATCTCCAATGGGGATTTCCTGCGAGATAGGGGGCGAGGTCATCTACTAATTGTAAATGAATTAGTACTTGATTGTATATATGAACCTAAAATCCATCTTCATCACAACTGCTTCCACCATATCCCCAATCATCTTGATCCTCTACTTCTTTTCCAACTCCATTTTTAGAATACACAAGTTTTTCTTCCCAATCCCTAATCTCTAGGATGTCCAAGGATTCTTGCTCTTCTTCAAAAGTAAATTCCAATCCTGCCTTGCGTAGCATTTCAACGGCATAGGTCAAAGAATCAGCCAAATCGGGTGATTTCTTGATGCGTTGCTTCATATCCAGTTTTTTCTCCACAGCAACTTTTCTGCCCTTGTGGAAATAAAGCCTACTGCAAAGTTCGTTTACCAATGCGGTATGTTTTTCCACATTAATGCCAAGCAAACTTTGCGTTGACATAGCCGTATGCACCTGGAACCAAGACTCCGTAACACGCCGATCATACGCTTCCTTGGCAGTACGCTTATCCAAGCTACTGATTTTCCTCTCCGTAGGCATACCCATAGAGGAAATAGGGTGAATAAACATAGCTTCTGGATGGAATTTGCCCCATTCAATGATTATTGCCCGTAGCATCTTGCCGCCATCACCAGAAATATCCAATCCAAAGTCCCTTGGGTGGACTCCATACTCTACGCAATCCTTTACCAATTGCATTGCAATGGATTCTTCAAAGACATCACCCACAGAGGAGTTATATTCTCTTGTGCCAAGGTAGAATCCAACCCTACGACCAGTATCATTTGGCCCATATCGGCAAAAAGTAGCCGCACATCTATCTCCTCCAGCCGTAAATGCAGGGTCAAATCCACAAACTACCTTTGTTCTGTCACTCCAAGTAGGTTCCCAAGCTATATCACAGGCTTGGATGAACTGTTTTGAGAAGATGGTTAGTTCTACAGAGGAATCGGGCCACCAACCATAGACATTTCGCCAATATTCTAGGGCATTTTTATTGCCATAGCATCGTTTTAGGGTATTTGCTTCGCCTTGGATGGTCAAAAACCTATCAAATGGGGGAACTTCAGCGTTTGGTAGTTTGAAATTAGGACTATCTTCTCCCGAAAGGTGCAAAGCAACCCCTGTTCTAGTAGTCCATTTATGGGTATAGCGGTTTACTGCATCCCATTCCAAGGGATCGTCTGGCTGGCACAACTCTGTATGGGGATTATTGGCAGTATTTGATGGGTTTGCCATACCGCCAAAGATGAAGTCTGGATTAGCTCCAAGGTTGACACGGGTATCAAGGGCATAGAGATCCATTTCAGCCAACTCATCAAGAAATAGACGCATCCTTGCGTTCTTACGTCCTCTTGTATTCTCCACAGACCGCTTTCCTTCTCCTCCACGGGGGAAAGCAAGAGCTTTAATGGCATTTGTATA